GAACGTGATAAACCGCACCGGCATTGTGTACCGCGATGTCAGCAACGGAACCCCAATGCCTAGCCCTGTACTAGTGATGGAAGCCGTCTCGGATGATGTGCCGAGGATCGTCACAACACCGCCCGTCTCCAATCTGTCGCCCGTCAGGTCAATGTCAGTGGTGATAAAGTACGTCTTGCCAGCTTCAAGTGTGATAACGCCGCCAACGGCGTCCGGCAAATCAGTTTGACTTGAAATAAACTTGACGTTCTCAATAATCCGATTAATAGCCGCATTCACGTCATCAATCTCTGTCGGCGTCAAGTTCAAAGCCTGCAGGAATAGCCGCTCCAAAGCCCGCACAAGTTCAGGGTCATTGCCTGCGATCTTGGCAATCTGGTTGCGCGATGGGGGATTGATAACAACAGCCATCAGAACGCCAACGCCTCAAGGCGTGCCTGCAAACGGCTCATGGATATGTGCGCGCCGGACGTGCCGCGAAACTTCTGCATTCGCTGGTTGCGCATGTGGCCCTGTTGCAGCCAGATCAACCGTTTATTGCGATCTCCTTGCTTGCCAGCCTTGATCCCCTTTTCAACGGACCATGTGACGCCATCATCCGAATAGCTTGTCCAGATGGTCGGATCCCCGCCGAGCGGTATGCTGCCCGTTAGCGCGACCAACTCCAACTCATGAAAGATTGCGCCGTTGCTCTCGTTGTAAAGGATCTGCGTGCCAAATTCCCAGCCGACCGCATCGCCCCAATGAGTTGATACAGTGCGGTCAAGATAACCAAACTGCGTCGTGTCGGTGTGCGCCACGTTCCAGCGGTCATAGCAATAGATGCAATCGTTTGCTTTCCACTTCGCATCACCATCAATCGCAGATGCCAGCGTGAACCAGACAGGCACGCCAAGAACGCCCGTTGCTACACCGTCATAGACAAGGCAGTGGCGGGGAAGGTGAATTATTAGGTGCTCATGCGCCCGGTCTACGCGGGATTGCAGGAACGCGCCGGACAATTCAGCCTCGGTGTATTCTTGCAAGATTTCCTCAATCTCGCGGGTTGCGATCTTTGCGGCTTGCCCGTTTGCCCCGATAAATACAGACGGCGCTTCGTTCATGCCGCCGCCAAGAAACGCGATGTTATCCATGAACTCGCAGTTCGCGTGCGTCCCAACACAACCCTTCTGGATTTGCGCGCCGTTGACCCGCTGGAATGGGAAGCCCGTGCCGCCGATGTTGTCAAATACCTCAATCGTGTATCGGTTCAGCGCATATACTTCATTGCGCAGCTTCAGCAACCCCAGCACCGGGTCAGGGTCGGCCTCCGAAGAACCATACTTCAACGGGTTCACGCTAAACGGGTCTGACAATTCAGTAACGACAAGGAACTCGCCGTCTGTTGTCATAAAGTAGCCATCCACCCAAACTACGTCCACAACGTCCAACAGGTCCGGGTCAGTCACCTGCGCAAGCGTCGTGCCGTCATAAAGCCAAAGCTGGTTGCTTGATGCAACAGCAAGGTATTCAAACCCATAGGTGAAAGTCACCCGGCCAGCCCCACCGATTTCACCAATGACAGTGACCACGTTGGCTGCGCTGATGGAGACTAGCTTAGTCCCCATGACGCGATACAGAACGCCATTCCAGTTGATCCCGCCCCGGTCTACACCTGGTCCAGTCCCGAGCGCGACAATCCCATCAGCGGGACGCAAATAGCCTTCCGAAACGCCCGTATCTTTTGGCACCGGAACAAGGTTACGCGGATAACTTGTGCGATAGTCTGGCGATACGTCCGCAAAGGTGCCGCTTAGGATGGGGATCTGCATTTACCCGATCCGATACCAAACGCCAGCAACAGCATCGTAGCGCATCGTAAAGAAAGCATTGGCCGCAAGTGTTGTGGGTTCGCCTGTCACAGTCTTGCCGGATGATACAGTGAGCGTCGTAACAGCCTGCGTGCAGTTAACCGTCACCGTGTCTTTGTCGGCAGGCGCATCAGGCAGGGCAATCGTGCCAGCCGCAAAGCCCGCCGTCGGCGTCAGGATCAACCACACATCGCCCGCGTTCACAGTGACAGAGAAGCCCGTAGAACTAGGGGCGGCGTATTGCGTTGACTGGTCGCCTGGCAGATCCGCATTCGCGTTGATGTATTCCATCAGCACAGTGATACTGGCCTTGCGCGCGTCACCCTGCGATTGTTTGTAAACGGGCAGCAGGTCGCCAGCGGCAAGCGCGTCTGTGCTAGTCAGCCGGTTGATTTCAGTCATTATTCAAACTCCAAAAGGCTATCAGGACCAGCCTGCAATTCATCAGTGGGCTGCACAAGGAACGGGTCACGGCTATCGCGCCACCCCTTATGGCCAGCCCCAGCCGGGATCGAATAGGCATCCCTCTGCATTTCAATCGGTCGCGCGGCCTGTGCCATCAGTTGATTGTACGCACCCTTGGCCGTGGCCTTCGTGTCAGGCGATACCGTCTTGCCGTAGATCGGCGCGATACGCACCGCCAGATTCAAAATCATGGCCTCAACAGCCATGTCAGAAACGTTTGTGTTTTCGTCAGGATCACCGGAACCTGGTGAATTAGGCACAGGATACCCAAGCCGCAGGCCCTTGCCGTTCCATGTCGCCATCATCGCATCAAGCCTGCGCACTGCGCTTTCGATCTGCTGGGGCTGCAAGTCAAAGACATAGCCAGCCAGCCCGATTTCCTCAAACGCCTGATTGATAATGTCGCGCTTAGTCCAGCCCATGCAGACCCCCTTATATGATGCGACGGGACCGAAGCCCCGCCGCGTTATTGTTTAGGTCTGGCCGAACAGGATGATGCCGTTCATTTCAGGGTTGGTGTTGACCACCCCGAACCGCACGTCAAGGGCATACTCGGAAACATACGTCTTGTTGTTGAAGAACTTTGTCATACAGACCTCAAGACCCTGGTCGATTGTGCCTTTCATCACGTCAACACCCTGATCCGTTGGCACCGCGTAGGATGCGGGCAGGATTTCGATGCTGTCCTTGTGCCAGAACGGGTTGGCTGCAGCGGCAGTGACGTTCAGCCAAACGATTGCAGCGGTTGCCGATGTGCTGACAACTTCGCAGTTCTTATATGCCAGCTCCGCGTCAGTCGGAGAACCCTGGTTCGCGCCAATCAAAGGCGGGCTGATCGTCATTGTGGTGCCGCTGTCCACCGAAATAACGCGGAAGGTTTTAAGCTGCCCTGTCGCTTCTTTCGTGATGTGGTGAACCGCTTGGATGCCAGCAATGGTGAAGCAATCGCCAGCGACAACGCCGGTTGTCGCGGACACGGTGACGGTCTGGTAACGGTTGTCGACGTTGATAACGCCAGCCGTGACGCTCTCGGACGACTTGGGAACATACTGAACCTGTGCGCCGTTTGTCGCGATTGTGCGCGTGCCACCACCAGCGGCGGCGATGCGCTTGCCTGCGTCCATCTTGTATGTCTCAAGACCCGCAACGTTGCCAACATAAGAACGCTCGTAAGCAGACGTTGGCTTGCCGGCCATTGTCTGACGTGCAGCAAGATCGGACGCCAGCCCGTTATAGTCACGGGTGGACAGTGCAAGGTAACGATCACCTTCCGCAATACCTTGTTCATTCATCAGGCTTTCGGCCTGTGCAATGTCGGCATAAGTCCCGGCAGCAGTTGCAATCGAAACAACCATCGTTCCTTGCAGTGATGCAACGTCACGAACTGCGGTGTTTACGTCAGATGCAAGGCGCTGATATGCGGCCTGACCCAAGCGACCTTCTTGCAGGGCGTCCCGCAATTCCAGCGCGTCCATTTTCCAAGGCACAGATTTTTGAAAGCCGATGTTGGATGGAACGGAAAGCTGCTTTACGTCTTGAAATGTGATGTCAGTGCCGACAACGCGGTCTTGAGACGACATGATGTAGGGCATTGGACGCCAGATGGTGTCGTTTGCGCGCTCCATCATTTGCGCGTTCGTGCCATACTTGGACACGTTGCGCGAAATAACAAGCGCATCCTCGAAGCCCTCAAGGATATCCTCGAAGGCGACGCGCTCCTCTTTTGAAAATGTATTAGCCATTAGTTGCTCCTAGCTTACATGGCAAAGCAGGAAAGCCCCGCTTTTGTTGAGATAAATCTTGTTTCATCTCGCCACAGTAAGTCAGGCGGCTACTTGGTTTGCCGCGTCACCTAAGCAACGCGGCTGTTGTAAACTATCGGTTAGGCCGATGACGCCTTAGTTGTTACCTTATCACACTTGATTGCAGGTTATCAAGCCTTGCGCATCTTCTTCTTGTGCGCCCGGACGGCAGTGAAGTCGCCCGTCTTTTCAGCCTCGGTGCGCAACCGTTCCAACGTGCTATCAACTGCCCCAGATGATCGGCCCGTGCC